AGGAAATAAAGAGACAGGCAAGCTGATCATGGCGAAACCCTCATTTTAATTTGTACTTTTTCTTGACATAGCACCAATTTGCGTATTCGCCAAAGGTCACATCGACCTCGCCCTCAATTCTACTGAACGAATTGCGCATCAGATCCAGTGCCGCAAATACACCGAGAAGCAAAGGCGGAAGCGTTTTTTGGAGTGAGGACACTATCTTATTCCTTGTGTAGAGAGTTACCTTCTCTTTTTCCCTCTGCGCGTCAGCGTTGTCCAACTTCTTTACATCAATACCAAGAGTAGACGGGGATACAAGCCCCTCTAATGCCTGGTCGAGTGCTGTGATATAGGTTGCCAAATAACTCTCGTGAGGAATTGAAGGCTGATGGAGTACAATCCCATCCGGATTTGTCTCTGACATTTTCCCATCTGTTTCAATATAGGCAAAATCAAACGCATTGGGAGGAAGTATCTCGCCTGTGTCCGGATTTCTCGGCAGCATATTTTCCGGAATGTACTCACGTGAGCGCCCCTGCCTGAGTGCCTGCATCCACTGGCTCCACGCCTCGTCCAGACTGTCAAAGGCATCTATCTTGCTGTCATAAATACTCTTGCCACGTCCCTTGTATTTTCCACTCTCAAAGAACATGAGCGGATATGCCAGAATCACAGAGGAGTCAAAATGTACCGGTTGTAAGTCCTTTGTCTCTTCCAGTGTGCCGAGCGGCACCTCCCTCCCACTGTCCAAGAGCCGGTACGTCACATATCCATAACCATAGATTTCCTCTAAAATATACTTTCTGCTGCCCGCCTCATAGGAAGAACGGAACACCACTTCCCTGATTCTTCCTCTCTGCCTTCTATATTCGACTTTATCTCCACGATACCATTCAATGATTGGATATTGGCTGAGTGCGGAATCAACTGAGACCTTAAATGCACCATCTCCGACAATCAGCGTATCGCTTACTGCCTCGCTGAGCAGTTTCTTAAAATCGTTCTCCTTATCAATTTCCCCCCAATCAAATTCCCGGTTTTCAGGAACTACGATATCATTCATGTCAGAAATGACAATCCATGTCAGAATATCCACGATAATACCCGGTATGCCGGTGTGAATCTTCCGGATTTCCATATTGGCGGTGGAGGAGGCTTTCCAGAACATGGTGTTCGGTGCGTCAATCTGTGAATATAGCTGCTGGAGTTCCCATGCTTCACCGCGGTACCATATCTCGTTTTTAATCGCATTTCCTGTCCAGTCCAGCATTTCAATGATATTCACCATGACATTCTGCGCGGGCTGGATTTTCAGAAAACTTCGCGCTCTTTCTCTGATTGCTTCCGTTATTCGATTGATAATCCTTGTCGCCATTCGTTTTTTCAGCCTCCTATCATTCCCTCATATGGCAGCCAGCCATATTGACATGCGTTGATCGTATGATCATTCCCATCTTCCGGCTCATTGTCTTTCTCTTCATTCCATGAATAAACCTCCATCTCCTCGATATGATTGGTACAAGTATTTACCACATAATAATCCGGCACCTTTCCCTGATCGTTGTCATAGGCAAGCCAACCAAGTTGTGCGTTGATTCGGTCTATAATCTTCTTTTTCTTCCATGCATCTCCCAGTTGGTATACACATCCAATCCTACGCTTGAACTTCATCCATTCGATCTTCGTAGCCTGATCAGCACTATCCAAAAACGCATACCGGCACAATCCCCATTCTTTTTCGTTCCGGCATAGAAAATCATAGATATTTTTCACTGTATCCGATGGAGCAAGTGGTTTTCCCAACGACGCATTGTTATATACTCTCTCGTCTAAGGCGATTAATTTACCTCTGTTTGTGATCCCCTGGAACAACATCGCTATTGTATCCGGAGATTTTTGAGAATACGCTGTGTCAATTCCACAAGAGAACTTGATGTAATGTTCCGACTGCTGCCGATCCTGTTTTCCCTCAATGAACTGACGTGCCCACTCTTTGGTTACTACATGGACACCCTCATCAAAATTACTGAACACCAGTCCGGTCGCACGTCCTCTAAGTCCCTGTATCTTATTTTTCCATAGCTTCGTTCCTTTCGGTGTGTTCGCCATGATTCTGGCTATTTTTTCTTCACTGGCTCCTGCATTGTGTTTATAAGAAAAGAACCAATGCACCCATCCGGTCTTTGGTTCTTTTCTTAGCATATTATTCAATTCTCTTGGTGCATCATCCCTGTATCTCTCCAACGGCCGGCTGTGGTTAATATATTCATCGTATACCGGCAGCCTGGGATCATCCGGATTAAGCGTAGCCATAAAATAGTCACAGCGCATACTGGCTTCTCGTACAAACTCAATATCTGCCGTGTTTATCTCGTCGATGTACAGACATCCATATTGTCCCCCAAGAGCCTTTTTCCATTTCGTCTTATCTCCATATCCCATAACATAGATGATTTTATCTCCCCGGTTCGTCCGAAACAGGATATGCGGTATTTTCTCGTTCTTTGTACCATTTCCGTTGTATTCTGCCAAGGAACCAAAATTATCGATGATTCCCAATTCCTTATTGATGATGTTTTTCTCTGCTGTTCCTATATCTGCACACGCTATTATGTGTAATCGCTGAGGAGATTCCGCCACCTTAAGCATGAATTTAAAAACTCCAACCGTTGTTTTCCCTGCATATGTGGTACCCTCCAAAAACTCTACCGGGGCATCATGGCGAATAAATGCCTTGTATTTTTCAGACAAAATCAAACTCACTCGTCATCACCACGCATTTGTCTTAATATATCATCCAACGTGTTCTTTTGCTCGGTAAGATCCGAAATTTCAACCTTATCCTTCCACATTCCCATATATCGACCGAGCAGCTCGATTGCTTTGAGTTTGTCCTCCAGCCTGACTTCGATACCATACTTCCCATTTTTTATACAGGAGATGGCTTTTTTCTGCATTTTTGTTAAATCTGCTGTGTCCGTGATTTCCAAGGACTGCTCCCTTTTCCTCTTCCCTGTTACAGGATCCTTTTCCGTGTGGGTAACAATATTGGTATAATCCGTTATGTCAGAAAAAGCCATTGCAATCAGCTCACGCAAGACATCGTCCTGTTTTACCTCAAGCCGCCTTTCTCTTGCTCTCATCCGCTTTTCGATTTCTGATTTCACCTTAACATTTCTTAACATTCTCGAAGCAGCTGAGGCCCCTGATTTCTCACTCTTGATATGAGGATACGCAACCATGTAGGCACGAGTTGCGTTCATGTCTTTCAGATACTCATTTATGAAAATCCTCTGCTTCGCTGTCAGTGTTCCGGTCATACCAATCACCTTCTTTCCTGTCGGGGAGAATCGTGCGTCACCAGACGCACGAAAACAAAGTGCATGAGCCGTTTCGTTTCCCAGGTTCACACACTTTGTTCAGTCTAATTATAACACATCTATTTTGTTATAAATGTTTATTTTGTTTATTTTGTTATTTTTGTTCATTTTGTTATTTTTGTTCACACTCATCGCTATAGCTCATGATAATTCTTGCAATATAGCTTCTGGATTTTCCGACTGCTGCCGCAATTTCTTTTTGATTTTTTCTATCCGGATCCATGTAATACATCTCCAGAATACTTTTATCCAGTGGATCTGATACATTGGCAATATACTCCTCAATCTCTGTCATTTGTTCTTTCATTTTTTCATATTCTTTTTTCTTAATCAAAATGCGTGTGAGGATCCGTTCTTGTTCTTCCGGTTCCGTCATCAAAACAGAGCTTCGCCCCATGATATATGGAAATTCCTTTGACGACGTTTTTACTACTCCCTTAATAGTTGTCAGATCCCTTCTCTCCAACTCTTCTATTTCCTGTTTCAGTTTCCCCATCCTGATCATACTCTTCCGGTATAAATTCAGCTTCTTTTTCTCCATGACTTATTCCTCCCCTGCTGTCCTAAAGCAAAAAAATAAGGTGCCACAAATCGCGGCACCTGTTTGTTGATATAGGTAAATTGTAGCATACTACCGAATGAAGTTCAAGGAAAATTAAATAGCTCCATCATCATACCAAACTCGGTAACTCTATCTCGTCAAGGATAGTCAAAAATGTCTTTTCTTCCATATCATTTGTTGGTTCTTCTCTTGTCAGCGTCATAAACTTACACGCATTGTTCACCCAACACACCATCGCTGCGTGACCGGAATACCAATGCCACAGGAAAGGGCCAGCCGGCTCCGTCTCACTTCGTTTAATAATATTATCATTCGAGCAAAAGTCAGTAAATCTCTCCTGAATCAAGAGTGCATTTTTCCTCATAATTGATTTCCAAACCCGATAGACCGAATCTTTATTTTCTACCATTACTTTTGTGGCATAATACAAAATCTCTTGTTTTGGCATTTCCTTGGTTATATTATCCCAATTGTTGAAACACCCCTCATAAGTTTTATCTTCTTTGTCTCGTGCGATAAATTCTTCATTCTCTTTTGGAAATTCTCCCACCAATTCAATGACTGCTGCCCTGGCTTTGTTTGGAAAACAATCAATTTTCACAGATAAATACCAATATCTCCCTGCCAACTGATATTCTCCCTCTTCCCTTCTTATATGCAGTCCATATCCTTGATAGGCTTCCTTGACCAGTTTCTTAAAAATCTGCAGATCAAACATCATACTCTGTTTCCTCCCTTAGCTCTTTGCCACACGTTGGACAGTAATTAAATTCCATTACAGCATTATAGATTCCCCTTTCAATTCGCCCAATCCCGGTTGGCTGTATTCGAATTCGGAATTTTTCATCATTGGAACAAATTTCCTTTTCACCTGAGCAATATGGACAGCTCTGTGTAATCGTATCAATCGTATCTTCTTGTTGCGCTGGCGCAACTTTAACCTTTGGTTCTTGTTTCTCCGGTTTCTTAGGCTTTGTTTTTTTTATCTTGGATTCCTTAATCTTTGGTTCCTTTCTCTCCGGTTGCTTTTTATCTTCTTTTGGCAGAGATTTCCCGGTTATCTTTAAATACCAGTCCTCTAAATTCTGACCGGTCGTCGTCCGCAGTCCGATTATTGCGGTCAAAAGATCCTGATATGTATATTTCTTTTTTTCACTTCCCTTTATGACCGTAAAGTAATCCGGTTTTAAAAAATACATATATTTCCCCACACGAATAAAGGATGGTATCTTTGATGACATTAATTTTTCATAGACCACCTTATCTCTAATGTCCACATTATTCTCCATATCCTGTAACAATGGCCAGAGCACCGGAAGCGTTTGGTTGGCAATGACTTCTAACGAAATCAGATCATTTACACTGTCTTTAAGGTAATCGCTGTCAGACTCCTCCATCATGACCGCAGCTCTGAACTGATCCTCCCTGTTTACCTCATCCGCTGCCTTTTTTTCTTTCCCAATCTGACGAAGTTCATCTCTCTTCATTTCGGGACTCAGTTCACTGCGGATCTCTTCCGGTATTGTCAATATTTCTGTCAACTTAGCCCGACCATAGCCCTGATATTCCTCTTTTAGAACGGTAGAATAGCCACCTTCCGAAAATTGGCGGTTGATATTCATAAAACGACTGGTCTGATCTTTACTCCATCCATATTCTTGTTCTCCAAACTCAAAAATATTTTGATAGCCAAGTTCCTTGAACAGCTGAGCATCATCGGCCTTGCGCAGAATATAGCCCAGCTCCACTACATTTGTCATCGCGCGCCTTTGACAGGCATCAATCTCTTTTTTCACATCTTCCATATTGTTTAATTGAATCGTTAATTGTTCCATACGTATCTTCCTTTCTTTTATATCCCCCGCCCTTTCGGGCGGGAGGTTTGCGATGGCTTACGTTTCCGTGATGTAAACCACTGGTGCCCTACAGATAATTCTTACCAAAGAGCCGGACAAACTCCTGACGATCTCCATGTACAGATTCAAAAGCCTGTTGTCCTGCTGCCTTGATCATATGATTTATCTCTTTGTTCCTATGAACCGCATTGGGACCATTCTCATGACATTTTTGACCGCATAACCTTACTTTCAATCCAAATTTTTCACTGTTGCGACGGTTCGGTCCTCCAAACACATGGTGCCAGTGAAGGGCATCCATGGTACCATTTGCACCGCAAAGATAACATATCCTGTCATTTTTCTGCATGATGCTTTTTGCCATACCTTTTCACCCTCTCTGTTAATTGTTCTAATACCGGACGAATCTTTTCGTTGTACTCCGGCTTTTTGTCATAAGCTGCATATGCCTGTATTATTTTCCCATTCGGAAGTATTTCCACGGTCCAAAATGGGGTATCCGGCTCTTCTTTCTTTCGCAGAAGCAGGATATAGCTCTCATTTTTCAGAATTTTATTCCGATATATTCCACACCCAACACAGTGATGAAGCGTCTGTCCTTCAATTACGATTTCACGTGCACTGGATACCGGGCGTATGATATATTCATTTGTCACAAGAGAATATTGATTCTTAATTTTTTTGTATATTTTTTCGATGCTCGAATCGTACTTTTTTTCCTGTGCCACTTTTTTTCTGTTTTTTTCCTCGTCCCGAATCGCTATCAGTTGATCGTGTGCTTCTCTTGTATCAGATGGAAAGGCAACGAATTCATCTTTCAAATTCATATTTAGGTTTCCAGCCATCCGGATATAATCGACATATCCAAACATCGTCGTATTGATTCGAGGAATATAGCGAGCGACCTTCCATGGCGACAGGTGGGCAACATCAAATAGCTCATACATCTCTGCCTGGTTGAAACTGCTGGCAATTTTTAGAATGATGTCGATATTCGTACAGTACTTCTCTGCCTCTCTGAATCGTTTTAGAAAATCCAGTGATATATCCTGTCGCTGTTTTGTCGTCAGAGACACCAAATACCGCCATCCCTCCTTTTTTATTCCCAAAAATTTATGTAATTCTCTTTCCTTTGCATGTACTCCGATAGTCCCATCATCCATTTTTTGATAAAGATCACACACCAGAGCCAAAAAATCCAACTTTATCAAAGATTCTATTTGAGGATATCGATTCAGCGTTTCATACCAACCCAGCCAGTCAAATACTTTCTCATGAAAACCTCCTTTGCTATATAGTTTTTCTTAGGCGTTTGCGAAACGCCACAAGCCGCATAATTACGGCATTTTTTTGTTACTAAAATCAAAAATCTCCTCACGGTTTGTGGTATA